CTCGACCGTATGGTTTGGAATCGTTCCATCAGTGCCATTGGGCACCAGCTTGTCTTGATTCTTGCTCATAGTGTAACCTTTCCGGGGTTGTCCCGGTTTGTTTCCCTTGCCCAACATAGGCAAGGAAATGTTAAGCGTGCAGGTAGTATGTAGCAGGTTAGTGGCACTAGGTACACACGTACCCGCCACACCCGCCACACACCCGCCACACCCGCGCCGTATTTGTCAATCGTTGTCATGTTCTCATTGTACTAAAGGTGCAAGCGGAAAAGTGAATAAACTTATCAACAGCTTATAAACATTGTGTAAGTGATTGCTATATAGAGACTTATGCCGCAACGTGTAAGCAATAAATCTTTTTACGCCTTCGATATTTAAGTATCGATCTCGCCTATTATGTATAAGTGTTTGATATGCAATGCTTTATACCTGAAAAGTGTACGGGGTTTTGGCGTGAATAGTTATTAACACCTTATTCACATTGTAAGTTGTTGATAATCAATGCTTTATGACTTATTGTTAATAACCTGTTCATAACTCTGCTTATTAGAATATGCTATATGGTATGCGTTACTCTTAAGCATTGCTTAATCGTAAGACGAATTGCACGTTATACGCTGCCACGATTCGGCGCGGGATGTGTCGGTATCCCGAAAAATATAAAAGGCAAAATCACCGGATATTCAGATTAAGTATAATTTACACTGTATAAGTAACAGTTCGCCTTAAACCAAATACCGCCTATCCGGTAGTATAATTTACACTGTATAAGTAACAGTTAGCAAGTATACCGGAAATACCTAAAGTAACAGTTACCCATAGCAATAAAACATTGAGTACCTGTATAGTAACCCATAAACTACCGTTACCTTCTACCTTACTTGTAGTGCCATACCGGGAGTGTAATAGCACCGTACAGTAAAGTGTAGGACTGAAGGTATATTAAATAGATAGATCAATGAATCATTGAGAGTAAACATGGTAGTAGCACATGTGGGAAACTGTGTAAGGTGGTGTGCAAATTGGTAAGTGAATACTGCATGTGATCTGTGTAACTGAAGTTATAGTGTACACTTCCGGTATTGAACAAACTGTATGTAGAAAGGTAAACTAATGGTTTACATATAGTGGTATAATAGTAACTGGTGGTGATAAAGTGGTATATGTGGTTATAACTACAAGTATATGGTATTATATGTTACAACACATAGTTTGATTAGGTGTACTGGCTGGAATGATACCGGAAGGGAATAATAGGGTATGGTGATGGGTGAGTTGCCTATAATATGCGGTATAGGTAACATTATGGCGAGTTATACCGGTATAGAGGCAATATAGTGGCGTTAGTGACGAGTTATAGGCTGCAGCGGGTGTAATTACTAGTATAGCGGTAGATTATAGCTTGTGGTGACTATAATGGGTGATTATAGCCTATAGACGCTATAAAGTGATAGTATATCTCCGGTTTGGCGCGAAAGTGGAGATAGTTGACTGTACATTATCTACTTGGTTAGTGGAAGCGGGTAGATAATGCTAGATACTGTCAACTGGTGACATTAACAGGTATTATGGACTAGATACTCTAAAGAACTTACCTGTAACTACTTCGACATTAACTGGTGGTGTTCCTTGAATAGCGGATTTTAGAACAAGCCATTCGCTAAAGTCTAGTGAACCCCATAGGGTGTATACCGCACCTGTAATACTAGGCCAGAATACCTCTACCTTCTGGTTTATAACCCTGATATTAACAGAGAACGGGGGTACAGGAATAACAGTTGGAAGCTCATTAGTACTATTAAGTATACCATAGGTTAACAGATTAGAAGCCTGATTATCCGTTATAACTAGTAACTCAACACGCGGAAACCCATTACTGACTGGTCTACCCCACGGTTTAAAGTTTCCTGTGCCTAGACCTGCCTGATTGGGTAAGAATGTAGGTAAACGTGGAATAGCTAATCCATAGAATAGCGGTACGGCTACACAGTTTGGGTCACCAAAGTACCAAGCATCAAATGTGCTGACTGGACTTCCCCCATTACCAAACCAGCACCAGTTATTACCACCTACCTGCTTCCACTTCCGATTAGTTACTAATACACCACCTGTAATATACGACTTGTCTGCAGGTAAGTAATATCCTTCAACACTCTTAGTATCGGAAACAGTTACGACTGAACCATCATACTTGAGCCACCTATCCTGCCAGATTGCTATTGGTGCGTCCCAAGGACCAGAAACATGTAAACACTCAACTCCTGTTGCCACAGAAGTAAACATACAACAAAGCGCAAGTAGTATCTGTTTTAGCATAGTGCACCGGATGTTTCTATTAAATAATTCTACTGTTGACATTAACTGGGATTATAGTAATGGCACTTCTGTAGATTCAATACGGGATTTGGCTATATTGAAGTAGGTTGGGTCTAGTTCTATGCCTATGAATGAGCGTTTGGTTAGTTTTGCTGCTACACCACAACTACCTGACCCCATAGTAAAATCGAGTACAGTGTCGTTTTCATTTGTATAGGTACGAATGAGGTACTCCATTAGTGCTACAGGTTTCTGTGTTGGATGTAGTTTACTACGTTGGTCTCTGGCAAAATAGATAAGTTGCTTAGCTAGGAGTTTATCTGGTTCGTATGTTTTACTATAAACCGTCTTATCAGGCATATTAGGCATTATCTCTTTAGCTGTGTTTGTGTTCGTAGAAACAGCTAAGTGCCGTTTTGATACGCCTTTTGGGTTAATGGTCTTCTGTGAATGATAGGTAGGTTGATTGGTGTAGAATACACTGGCAATCTCTATAACCTTCAACGGTTGCTTATTCCCAAAAAGGAAGTTACATGCTTTATCCTTCTGCCAGTACCAATCATACCTGTACATTTTGGGGTTACTCATGATTAAAGCGGAAGTGAAGGGTTGTGAACCAAACAGTACTATAGCACCGTTTTTCTTAATAACTCGTTTCAACTGTGCCCACATAGGTTCAAATGGAATGATAGTATCCCATTTACAGGCAGTAGTACCGTATGGTGGGTCAGTCAACACTAGGTCTACAGATTCGGAAGGTATATCCCGCATCTTTTCTAAGCACTCGCCATTTATGAGTGAGATCATATAATCCAATCTATTTAATAATTCTACTGTTGAACAACTGTGTAATGCAACTATTATTTATATACTATATACTATATTCAGGAATATGGAATGGGTAAAGTGTTTAAGTAAAGTTGTAAATAATACCATATAGTAATTTTGGGCAATTATATAATATGATACAATTCTCTGATACCCTATTTCACATTCTCCCTTAATCCTTATTCCTATCCTTGGTCTCCGCCACCCTTCTGGTAGTCTCATAGTGAGGCCATAGGTAGCTCACAAAAGGAAAAACTGAAAGAAAAAACCCGTCAAAAAAGAAAGGCAAAAAGGAAAAACGGCCCCACGCGTATAATTATACCAAACCTAACGGCATCTGGCAAGTGCAATCCGAAAATAAATACCCTTGTAACTCCTTGCTATTCAAGTACTTATGGAAGCATGCGATTTTCCTTGACAAAAACAGACTATTTTACGGGTTCTTTCAACGTACTTGTCATGTGGTACTAATTATGGTATATTGACTCCATGTTAAGGGGTACTATGATGTATAAGTATGGGGCGAGAGAACCGAATCAAGAACGAATGGGAGCAGCACTTCCACTGTCAGAACTTTTGACAGGAGATGTGCCTGTACACCCACTCATAGCTGACCACCTCACAAGTATACAAAGTTTCCAGCTTTATCAAAATGACAAGTATGCAGTTTGCGGCCCTGCTGCAGTAGGGAACCAGCGAATACTGATCTCTACACACTTAGGTGCGGCTACAGTACCCAGTACAACAGATGTATTTGATCTCTACCACAGGTCAAGCGCACCTCAGTTTACAATGAGGAAAGAGAGAAAGTGGCTGTGGTCTCGCACAAAAGTAGAGAATGATAATGGGGTTATATTGCAGGAGATGTGTGATGAACTATTACGTGGTGGTATTGCGGGTGTCAAGGCTGTCGCTTTCGCAAAAGTAGATGTAACTAACCTAGAAGAAGTAGCGGCTGCGGTTTCAATCTTTGGTTCTGTTTTACTTGGGTTACGAATGACTGTTGCACAGCATCGACAAATTAGTAAGCGGGTTTTTGATTATTGGCCAGACTATGCCCCTGTTATGGGACACGCAGTATTAGGTGGTGGGTATGACAAGACAGATTTAGAAAAAGCAAAAGGGGATATAATTACTTGGGGCAAGTCTATGAAGATGACACGTCCCTTTATGGAACGGCATATTCAAGAGTGTTGGGTGATTATCTGGCCTGAGAATCTAGGGACAAAACAGTTTCAGCAAGGCATTGATTTGGATGCACTGAAAACTGCGTATTATCGGATAACAGATAGAGAGTTGGTACTTTATGGCAAATGAAATAGTGGTATGGGGTCGTGGCCCTTTACGGCGTGCGGTTAGTTTAGACAAGTTAGCTGACTCCTTTGAAGAGTTTGGAAATGATGGTTTGTCTTTGCGCGAGATAGGTGATAGGATGGGTACGGATGCGGGTAGGATAACCCGAAAGTATCCAGAATTGAAATCGGCCTATCAACGTGGCATAGATGGGCGTACCATAGACGTAGAAGCCATGCTGATGAAAAGGGCATTAGGTTATAAGGGTACAAACAAAACCGTCACTAGGAGGCTAATGGGGGGCGTAGAAGTGGAGGTAGTAGAAAAGGTAGAGGACGTAGACATACTACCGGACGTTGGGGCAATGCGGTTGCTACTTAAAGGACGTACTAAACGGTATAGCGGGGATGAGGATATGAAAGTAGGAGTGATTGTAAACCTTAACGCACAGGATAGCAGGTTGTAATGCTAGATATATTTCTATACATTATATCTGGTCTATTCCTGCTTTCCGGTGTAGTAATACTTATAATCTCATTCTTTTGATACTTATATGGAACATACAGAAATAGTACAGGCATTTAAGAAAACTCTGCGACAAGAAGAAGCAGTAGCATTACTGGGGAACCCGTCTGTAATAAATGTACTGCTGGCCGGTGGGAGTCGATCTGGAAAAACTTTTATACTGTGTTACGCCCTGTTTGTGCGTGCCTTTAAAGCTGCAAATAGCAGACACCTTATACTGCGACTCCGGTTTAACCATGCGAAACAGTCACTAGCATTAGACACCATTCCTAAGATGCTGCGCCTGTGTTTTCCGGGTGTAGATGTCAAGTTGAGTAAGGTAGACTGGTATTACACACTGCCTAATGGTAGTGAGGTGTGGATAGGAGGACTGGATGATGGTGAGCGAGTTGAGAAGATTCTAGGACGTGAGTTTAATACTATCTATTTTAATGAGTCTAGTCAGATTGACTGGAAATCTATAGGTACAGTAAAAACTCGGTTAGCGCTCAAACATCCGGGTTTAGTAAACAAACTGTACTTTGACTGCAATCCTCCTAATAAGAGGCATTGGCTGTATAAAATCTGGATTGAAGGCAAGAACCCTGATAATGAGAATGTACCTTTAGTAGATAAGGAGTCATATGGCTACCTGCGGATGAATCCTAGTGATAACACAGACAACTTAGCAGATAACTACATACGATCTATACTCGATGGACTAAGTGAGCGGGATAGACGCAGGTTCCGCGATGGTGAGTTTACTGATGATGCGGAAGGCTCATTGTTTAAGTGGGAAGAGTTGTGTAAATATCGTGTGATTAAAGCACCTGAACTAATGCGGGTAGTAGTCGGCATTGACCCTGCAGTTACTTGTAATGATGGTTCTAACAATACTGGTATCGTTGCGGTGGGTGTTGCTAAGTTAGGTAAGGAAGATCACTATTATGTATTAGGCGACTTCACAATGTCCGGTACACCTTACCAATGGGCACAGGCGGCTATAGATGCGTATGACAAGACGGAAGCAGACAAGATCATAGCTGAAATCAACCAAGGCGGTGACTTAGTAGAACATAACTTGCGTACACTGCGCCCACTACTACCTTATGAGTCTGTACGCGCTACACGCGGGAAGGCTATACGTGCTGAACCTGTCGCTACCGCATGTGAGAAGGGTAGATTGCACATGGTAGGTGAATGGCCTGAACTGGAAAACGAACTAACTAGTTGGGCACCTGCTTCCGGTGAACCTTCACCTGACAGATTAGATGCTATGGTATGGGCTGTTAGGTCACTCATGGGTGCAAACAAGCGTATCGGTACGTGGTGACTTGACAGATTAGGAAATAATTAGTATATTGACTTAACCCTTTAAGGATAACTATGCCCGTTAAGAAAACCACACGTAAAGCCAATACTGTAGATGTGCCCGTTCAAGTAATGCGGCAGTTACTCTATGGTAACACTGCTGGTATTACATCCTCACGTATGGACTTTATGAATAGAACTGGTACGCATAACCAGTTTTCAGGCACGCGCAATATACGTGAAGTTGCAGGTTATCCAGAGATTTTAACGTATGATGACTATCTTACTGCATACGATAGACAGGATGTAGCAACACGGGTTATTGAAACCTATCCTGATTATACGTGGATTGACGTACCAAACATTTATGAGACTGAGAAACCGGCTGATACCAAGTTTGAAAAAGACATTAAAGCCATGTTCCTGTCGGGTACAGTCATTTCTACTCTGCGGGCACTAGACATTTTAGCAGGTATTGGTGAGTTTGGTCTACTAGTAATTGGCATTGATGACGGTGGTAAACTAGATACACCAGCACTAGCAGTAGCCAAGACGCATAAAATTATGTATATGCGCCCTTATACTGAGGGGGAAGTAAAGATTAAGAAATGGGATACTGACCCCACTAGTGAACGGTACATGCTTCCTGAACTATATACTGTTACACCTGCGGAGTACACTGCTAGGTCTTCCACGTTACCCGCTATAAGTCGCACCTTCGACGTACATCATAGCCGTTGCATCCATTTTGCTGACAATGCACTCAACAGTGTTATCTATGGTACGCCGAGATTGAAACGGGTATATGACCGTTTAATGGACATACTGAAAATTGTTGCTGGTTCCGGCGAAATGTTCTGGCGTGGCGCATACCAAGGGTTCAGTTTTGAAGCTGATGCCGATGGTGAGTTTAGCGATGATGACAAGACCGCGATGAAAGAGTCCATTCAGAAGTATCTGATGGGTATGGATCGCGCAATGCTTCTTAAAGGTGTCAAAACTAACTCCCTTGCTCCTTCCGTATCTAGCCCTAAAGAACACTTAGACGCGCAACTCACAATGGTATCTATTGCTTCCCGTATTCCTAAGCGTATTTTGACGGGTAGTGAGATGGGTAAGTTAGCTTCTACACAGGATGCGGCTAACTGGGCACAGCAAATTAAGACACGGCGTACAAATGTAGCCTCACCTAAGATTTTACGGCCCTTTATCCAGTTTTGCATTAAGAATAACATCATTTCCGCGCCTATAGGTGAGGAAGATAGTTACACAATCGAATGGCCTGCACTAGAGTTGCCTACTGACAAGGATCAGAGTGAGATTGCTATGAATTTCACTAATGCCTTAGTACAGTATGCTACAAATAACTTGTATTTAGTGATAAAGTTTGAGTTGTACCTACAGAATGTCTGGAATTACCCTGTAGAACGCTCTAGAGAGTTTGCAAAACAGTTTGATACTGCTGCTTTTGAGAAATTAGCCAAGGAATTGAACGAAAAAGCCGCCCCTAAAGGTGGTGTTCAGACACCGAAAAGTACTAAAAATGAGACACCGGAAGCGTAAGTACTTGACAGAAAGCACATAATTTAGTAACTTATATCAAAAGGACAGATATGGCTGAACTAGTAATTTTTGAATCCAACAAGGTAGATTCTAGCAAACTTCAACTGAAAAGTCTGAATGGCCGTACCTATTTAGCTGGCCCTGTCGTTATGGCTAAAGAACAGGTAATGAATGGCATACTGTACCCTAAAGATGAGCTTAGTAGAGGGTGTCCCGGCTGGAATGGCCGTCCGGTAACAGTAGGACATCCTAAGGCAGATGGCAAACACTGTTCCGCTAATGTTCCTGCTATCTTAGAAGCAAACCAGATTGGGTTTATCTTTGACTCCAATATGGATAATGATAAGTTACGTGCGCAGTTATGGTTAGATGTAACGAAACTTGATATGTTCCCAGAAGTACGGGATGCGATTGCAAACGGTGTAATGCTAGAAGTATCTACAGGTCTTATGCTTGATCGCACAGAAGATACTGGTGTCTTTGGTAATGTAGAGTATAAGGGCAAAGCTATTAACCACCTACCTGACCATCTAGCACTTCTACCCGGCGATGTGGGCGCGTGCAGCATTAAGGATGGTGCAGGTTTCCCCCGTGTGAACCGCATGTTTGCTGGCAATGAGGTAGCTTTTGGTGAACGGCATAGACTTATTCGTAATGAGTTACTGAAAACGACAAACAAGTGGTTTTACATCGTAGACCTATTTGAGGATAGTGTAGTTATAGAAAGTGAAGATAAACTTTTTGTATACACGTATGGCGTAAACAAGGAAACAGGTAGTGTTACGGTAGGTTCCACTGTAGAAGTGTTCCAGAAGATAGAATATCCTCCAATCACACAATTAGGAGTTAATACAATGACAGAAGCAGAGAAGAAAGCAAAAGAAGATGCAGATGCACTAGTTAAGGCTAATGCAGATGCCGAAGCGGCAGCTAAAGCAAAGGCTGCCGCAGATGCTGAACTAGCCGCTAATGCTGAGAAGGCACGGGTAGACGCAGAGAACGCTGAGAAGGCGCGTGTTGCAGCACTCCCTTCCCCTGAAGTTAATGAAGCCCTTGAGTTTCTTAAAGAGGAAAAGGCTAAGCTAATTAAGGAAATCCTTGCTAACAAAACAAATACTTTCACAGAAGTTGAACTGAACGATATGAAGTTTGGGCAACTGCGTAAGATTGCTACACTAGCGATACCAACCCACGCTAATGTAGATCGGTCTGGTTTGGGTGGCCCCGGTGGTATGACTGCCAATGGGAGTGTTGTAGAAGAATCCCCCTACATTGGGGCTTAATAAGAGGTAACTATGGCTGTAACACAAAATTCAGTTATTGTGCGCTCGTTTTCTGAGGTGTGGGAGGATGGCCTTTATGCACCCGCTTCGAGCGTTAGTGTAATCTATCCCGGATACTTGCTCTATCAGTATTCTGGTGGGATTACTACAGGCGATGCTGGCACCGCCTACCCGACCTATCGTGAAAATGCTGATGTCAACTACCCGCCCGTAATCGTATTTGAAAACGATCTCGCTGGCGAGACTATTGACGATGACATTGCGGATGGCGATTATATCCGTGTCAAGTTCCTGCAGGTTGGGGAAAAGTACGTTGTATACGGTCAGGCTACCACCGCTGTTGCAGTTGGTGCATTGCTTAGCCCTCATACAGATGGCAAGGTTATTGCCAACAGTGGTCCGGCTGCGGATGCCAAGACCTTGTTCCGTGCGGAAACTGCGGTTGCTGCGGATGCTACCGATACCCGCCTAGTTGTCCGTGTTCTTCGCGTCTAATGAAAGGAGTATATTATGGCTTTTGCACCATTCATGGTTAATATTGATGAAGCAAACATTCCTGTCATTGGCGACTTTAACGCTTTTGATGTGAATGCTAAACGCCCCTATCGTGGGGAGAAGCGTGCTGACCTAGCTTACATTACCGAATCTGCTGGTAATGATGCTGAAGGTAAACCCGCTTTCAAGGCTCGTTGTGTCGGCGTTGCCAATGCCTCTACTCTCCTACGGGATGAGTGGAAGGTTATTGATGACGCGATTGGCGTAGCCCGTCAGAAGCGGATGAACTTCGTAAACTGGCTGATCTCTAAGGGCTGCGTAATCGACATCCCGAACGGTCTCGGCGTCACACAGTACGAATGGCAGAACATTGGTAGTCTCTCTGGCGCAGACATCAGCATGGACGGCCTGAAGCAAGGCGATACAGACCGTGTTGAATATGCTGCGGCCACTATGCCCCTGCCTATCATCAGCAAGAACTGGCGTCTAAACCTCCGTTATCTTGAGGAAAGCCGTCGTAAGGGTATGCCTATGGATACCTACTTCATGGCCGAAACAGCCCGTATCGTTGCTCAGTATGTTGAACAGATGGCTGTTGTAGGTTGTGGTAGCTTCAAGTTTGGTGACGACACCATTTACGGTCTACTTGACTCCCCGAACGTGGAAGCGTTGACAACCGGTAGCGGCGTATTCACCGTTGCTTGGGATGACGCGACTGCTACAGGCACAGGTATTCTGGCTGACGTTCGCGCTATGGCACAGAAGCTGAATGACAATCTGCGCTACGGCCCGTTCGCTATGTGGCTCCCGCAGAAGTATCAGCTTGCACTCGCTAAGGACTACTCGACAGAGTACCCCAAGACGATTGCACAGCGGATTCTTGAGACTGGTATCGTTTCTGAAATCCAGTACAGCGATTACTTCACACAGGCTGGTGGTAAGGATCGCGTAGTCATGATGGAAGCCTCAAAGGAAACCATTGCTATCGTTCGCGGTATGGAGTTCCGCGACTTTGAATGGACTAGCCTTGGTGGTTGGGTCATGGAACATAAGGTTGCCGGTATCTATGCTCCGCTAATCCGTGCGGATGCAGGTAGCAAATACGGCATCGTCAAGGCTACCTTGGGTTAAGGTTTGATACCAAAGTAGCGTCAGGGTATGCCGGTAGCAATACTGGCATACCCTTCACTTTATAAGGTTCTAGCTATGATCTCAATTCTTATGACACCTTGTTTAAAGACAGGTGATTTTCAAGCACAGTTTGAAACAATAAGTAAGACGATTGGGTGTGAATTTGAAGTGTTATGCACACTTATTAACGGTGATCCAGAACAAGATTGGTTTGAGAACTACTACAAAGTAAACAAAATCAGATACCTGAAAGTACCTGATTTGGGATATACTACCCTGATAAATGTATTAGCTGCACGCGCAATAGGCGATATTATACTGTATATTTCCCCTACTACGGTAATTAATAGTGAAGAAACTGGATGGGGTTTGAAGGTAATTGCATCATTAAGCGATACGGATAGAATCTGCGGCGCAGTACTATCTTTAAAGCACAACGATTTAGATTGTAGTGGACTAGCGATACCAGTTAGAACATTTATCACTTTAGGTTATTATTGCCTCCCTATATTTGAAACACAGGTTTATGGTACTAGATGGAATGCCTCAGTCTTGACAGAATGTAAAAGATTGTATAACATTGTGTGTGACTTCACTTATGCTAATATCAATGGTTCAGATATGTATGTAGCAGACCGGGCACTATTTGATATTACTAGAAGCGCAAGACATACCGCAGTAAGTAGACTTGAACAATTTATGGAGGTTAAATGACAGAAGCAACACCATTGGTTACTGATGCGGAGCTAAAGAGTATCTGTGAGGAACTAGATGCTGCAGCAGTTACTACTTTGTTTATTAGTTCAGCGCATAGTATAGTGTGGGAATACTTTGGTACTTCTACAAAATATACTGCGGCAAGACTGAAACTAATTGAGTTATATCTTGCTGCCCACTTTGCTGCTATCACCAATCCTGTATCTTCATTTGAAGGTGTTGGTAAGGTACAGCAATCTGTTCAATACAAGGTAGGTTTAGGGTTACAGTTTACCAAGTATGGGCAACAGGCACAGATGCTAAGCGGCGGGACATTACTAGGTAAGAAGATCAGTATCACATGGCTTGGTACACTTCCTTCTGATACGGAGACCGTCTATGCGACTAATTAAGAAATGCCGTATACATGATGCTATCTTGTGGCGCAGTAAAGGCGATAATGGCCGTGGTACTTACGTCTATGAGTTACCAGTAGCGATTAAGTGCCGTTGGGAAACACTTGAGTCACAACAGTTTACGACGGACGGTGTAGAGTTTAAGGCTAATGCAACTGTACTAGTTGACCGTGACGTTACTACGGGCGATATACTGAAACTGGGGTTACTAACCGCACTAGTAGGCGATGCAACTGATCCTACGGCACTAGATGGGGTAGGGTACATACGGAAGGTTGAAAAGACCCCGACATTAAAGAACGCAGACTTTACTAACTTTGACCAGATGGCCTGTTTTGCATACGTAGGACAGTAATGGCACAATTTAGACATAGTATACTTAGCGGGGGCAAGTATTCAGCAGGTAGTTTCGTAAAAGGACTACTGAACCCCGGTGGTAATGGGTTAGTTAGAATGAGTCTCACTTCGGTAGGGTGGGACAAGGTATATAATGGGTTACGGAACATACCACCATCAGTTCAGATTTCGATAGCAGCCGCAATGCGGAAGAACAGTGGGAATGTAGCAGATGTAGCAAGAGAAAACGCGCCAGAAGATACAGGCGCACTACGGGAAAGCATACAGGACGTACCGACTGACAATCCGTTAATGCGGACGGTAGAAGCTAATACACCTTATGCCTACTTTGTAGAAGATGACATACACACGAGTTACTTACGGAATGGGCCACCCCCACCGTCTGTATTTGGTGACAGTCCGGGGCAAGGCGACCCACAAGGTGCTCATTATATGGCAAGGGCCATTGCTGACACGGAAACGGCCAGTAGTGCGGCTATGGACGTAGCCCTACAGAATGGCATACTAAAGGCTATAGCTATGGCATCACGGACGTATCAGGGCGGTTTGGATGTGAGGGGTAGTAGGGCAGCAGGTGCGTTTGATTTCTTGAAGTCGGTTAATAGTGTTGGGGTAGGTATACCATCAGCTAGCGGGGTTAGAACGGAGATTTCTCCTTTAGACATGGCATTAAGAGGTATTGAATGAAAAGTTGTGCGGAAGAGATTATGGATTACTGCCAAAGTAAGGGCGTAGGCAAGATAGGCGAACAGTTATTCTATGCCCGTGTATTTGATGATAAGAAGCAACGGAAAGAAGCAATTGTATTTTCTGATGCTGATGGTGGTAAGTTTGAACGGCGTTTAGACGCTATTGCATACGAACATGATTTAGTAGACGTTTGTATACGTACTGATACTCCTAGTCGGGGTTATGAGCTAGTTGCCGCTATACAAACTGTTGTAGAGGCTATGAAGGGGTACATTAGTCCAGACAAGACTAAATATGAATCTGCTTTACTTGTTTCACCACCTAAACTAATTTATGGGAAGGCAGATGTATTTATACATACTTTCCTAATAAAAGTCATGCGACGTACAGTGCGTACTTGACGTTTTCACTTAATACTGGTATTCTTAAATAAACCCTAACTAAAGGAGTTGATTATGGCTGATATAGGAAAAAATGCGTTTGAACCATCCGGTACTACTATGTCTATCGGGTCATGGACTGTTTACGGAATTGAGATCACACCTCCTGCTTGGGATGGCGGTGATGCTATTGATATTACTACGCTAGGTAATACTGCATATAAGACTAAGATGGCACAAACATTGAAGGATATTGGCGAATGCTCCTTTAGTGCGCACTATGACCCATCTATCTTTGCAAGTGCACCTATCAATACCAATGGTGAGGTTACTATTACGATCCCTAACTGGGGTGCGTTATCATTCTACGGCTATCTCCGTAGCCTTACACCTTCCGCACTAGTAGTTGGCGACGCTGCTAAGATGGATGGTGTTATCGTTGTAACTAATACCGTTATCACTGGTGTTGGTGCTAATCGTGTTATCACTGAAACCGCCCCAACTTGGGCCTAATAAGAGAAAGACTATATGACTATTTCTAATGTATCGGCACTCAACAAATACCTGAATAAGCCGAAGTCAGTTAAATTGGATGAGGAAACCACTGTTCTTGTTAAGCAGTTGAAGAACGCTGAGTTGACCGCGCTACAGGAAAAGTGTAAGACACTTGAGACTTCTGAAGATGGTACACGCAGTACACAGCCTATTGCTGAATTACTATCATCCCTGATTGTAGACGAAAATGGGGTATTGCTATTTGATACACCCGAAAAGGTACAGGAACTTGCTGATAATGTAACATTAGACTTCATTCGTGTATTCTTCCTGCGGGTATGGGAAGCGTATGGGTTCAGTGAAAAGGAGTTAGCTTCTGCGGAGGCTCAATTTCCGCGCCAACCCGACGCTTAACTTTAAGTTTAGATTAGCAATGGCATTGGGGCGAACAGTTGAAGAACTAGACGCCTCAATGACCACTGATGAGTTTTATCAATGGGTAGCGTTTTCTTCGCTTGAACCGTGGGGGGAAGAGCGTGCGGACTGGCGGTCAGCACACACTAATGCGTTACTAAGTAGTTTGTTGGGGTCAGGGAAGAAACAGGTAAAGATTACTGACTACTTACTAAAGTTTGAGCAACCTAAATCTAAACTTAAACTGGACACAAAGTTATCGGTAGACGAGAGAAATAAGTTAGCATTACTAGGTCTATTCCCTAAGGCTACGAATACTAAGAAAGGATAAGCATGACAAGTTATCTTGGTGTTATTCGTACAGTAATGTTAGCGGATACGTCGCAGTTCAATATGGCTATGGCTAGTGCTACTCGCGCTACCCGTGCATCAGCCATGCAAATGCGGACATCAGCCCAATCCCTCGTAGGGATTGGGGCTGCTTTAAATCTAGGTATCACAATACCCACCTTGATGGCTATTCGCGCTATCAGTAAGGTGGGTATTGAATTTGATAGTAACATGATGAAGATTCGGAACGTCACTGATATGACTTCCGATACCCTTAATAAGTTCAAAGACGCACAAAAGGGCTTATCTAGTACGGTTGCTATGTCGCAACTTGATCTCTCCAAAATTGCCTATATCGGAGGTCAGGCACAGTTAAAGACGGTAGCACAACTTACTGAATTCCAAAAAGCTATTGCTAACGCGCAACTTGCTTATCCTAGTGACGCACCAATCGAGTCTGTCGCCTCCGGGTTTACCAGTGTCATTAACTCATTTGGAATTCAGGCTAGTGACTACGAAAAGACAATGGCTGAGATGATTCAGACCATTAACTTAGGCACCATCTCATGGGAAGAGTATGCTAACACGATTAAACAGGTAGTTGCAGTATCATCTAGCTTAAGAGACCCAAATGCGTTCCAGAAACTTAATGTGGCTATGGCTATGGCTACACAAGGTGGTGTATCCGGTAAATCAGTAGCTACCGCTATTCGGAATATTTATACCCGTATCTGGAAAGAAAGTTCCCAATCAAAATCGGGTCTAAATTATATAGCAAGCCAAAGTGGGTATAAGTCTGCGGCTGATATGTTTGAAACGGGTGCTGGTAAAGATTTAATAACCTATATCAAGATGGTTACTAATGACGGTAAGAACGCAACACCTGAAATTGCTACCGCATTAGGCATGATGCAGCGGGAAATAACGGCGTTCCTTAAACTCGCTAATTCTAATCCTGCAGAACTTGCACGGTTCAGAGCACAGATGGGTTCAGCGCAACCTGACTTTGTAAAGAAGGTGGGGGAGGCACAGTCTAATCCACAGACAATAATGGCTAGGATGGCTACCGCATTCTCTAATCTTAAAATAAGTTTTTGGCAAGTAATTGGGCCTAAGTTACTCAAATTCGTAGAAGGGTTGACCCGATTAATTGACACGATAGGTAGATTACCAGAAGCAACCAAGAAATTGTTATTTGCTTCTGCTATGTTACTATCTATGGCATCCGCATTTTTACTTCTTGCAGGTATAGTTAAATCTGCTGTCTTTACCCTTACCCTTTTGAACTCTGGCAGTATTGGTAAAGCAGTAAGTGGTGTACCTAGTAAAAAAGCACTAGCAGGTATGACTACCGCACAACTGTTACAAGCAGCATCCGCGCAAACTGGGGTTACTGTTGGTGTTCCTAATGCGGCTAAGATGCAAGGACGTGGGGCGGGGGGTAGATTCTTATCTTATGCGCAGACAGCAGGAAATACTGCAAAGATGGGAGGGGCAGGTGCAGCGGCTGGTGGAGCGTTCTTTGCCAATCTAGGAAAATCCGTTGTTACCTTCCTTGCTGCTGTAGGACGTGCGGGGGTTGGTTTTACTAGGTTTCTAGGTATTGGCACACTAGTATACATATTCTTTAAGGGGTTGGGGGATGCACTATCCGTAACGCTAATACCAGCATTAGCCAGTTTTGGTATAGACCTAAATGATTTAGGTAATATATTCAAATGGATTACAGACCTTATAGCTCTACTTTCAAAAGTAGTGGCCGCTGCTTTCATACTCATTATTAGTACGGTTGAGACTATCTTTGGTGTAATAATAGAGTTAGTTAAGGCTATATGGGAAGGTTTGAAATGGGTAGGTAATAAGGCTTGGAGTTGGGTAACTGGGGAGGAAAAGGTATCTGAGCAAAAGCCATTCAGTTATCCTGCTTTACCTGTAAAAGGGAAGGACGAGACACAAAGGCAGTATGAAGAACGCGCAATAGCATGGGACGCACGTAAATCCCAGCGACGTGCCGAATGGAATAGAAGTGAACAAGCGCGTTTAGCGGATAATGGGTTCTCTGGTATTGGCAAGGAGCTAAAGAGTCTATTTACGGGTTCTGTGTTTGAGAAGAATATTGATGCCCTGCTATCTAAATATATAAAAGCACCAGTAGACACACCCCCACCTGAACCTACTAAAACCCCAAGTGTAACACCAGCGGCTAGTACTGAGGATATATTAAATACATTATTGATTGGGGCAAGGGGGCAAACTGCTGATTTTGCTGAATATGGCACACAGGCAGGATTTAATGCAACACAAGACGCACGTAATTCTGTAACGGATGCTATAGAGCGACTCCGCAAAGAATCAGAACGGCAAAGTAAAGAATTGGCTACATTACTTAGAGATGGTAATGACGAGCAAAAGATAACGAATGATGTACTAAAAGCAAGTGTTACGGAGTAATTATGGGTGTTATACTGTGCAAAGAGGTAACTAGTTTAGGCGATGCGTGTGGTATAGATACCGAAAAGATTGGGTATCGAGAGAATAGCGTTCTCACTGCCACAAGAAAGTTTATAATACAACTAAGCACCGATAGTGATCTGTCTACTTATTCAGAAGATATGTTGGCAGCATTACCTATTCGGGGTAGTGTACACCCGGCAATTACTACTTGTTTTGTAGATAATATCTCCTGTGTGGCAAAAGAAGACCCATACACCTATGAAGCATCAGTAAATTATAAGTGGAATCAGAATACAAGTGGTACCACACCGGACGAAGAAAAGCCAGAGGATAGTGACCCTAACTTGCCGTGGACCCAACCGGCATCATTATCATTCAATTCCGACACATCCATTACGCGTGCTATGGACAAAGCCTATGGTTGTTTGGGTGCCCAGTATATAACAGCCCTTACCCCATCTACCATTCAGGCACTAAATTTAGCAAATATAGACGCTGATAAAGATTTATATGGTAAGGTATATGCTAATGGTACTGGGGTTGATTTAAATGTTCCCCTAGTTATAAGACCAATAAACGAACAACCAATGAATCTACCGGAAGAACCAGTAGGTGGGGTTGCCATAACGCTTTCTGCTAATATTAAAGGCAAGAACGTGAATAGCCCTGTTACACATGACTTCTCTGTTATACAGGATTTACTAGCGTTATCCCATACAGTATATGCTATTAAAGACGCTGCAACAGCATTCGATATACGTGGGTATGATATCAAACGGTATTGTGGTTATATCAGTAACATAAATATTGAGAACTCATGGTACTTTAGTCAGGTATTTAAAAAGAATTATGCTTACTACAAAGTAACTATTACTATCATAGATAATAGGGAAACATGGGTTCGACCTGTTCTGAATCTAAGTTATAATTATCTTGGGCAAACAATACCTAAAACTGTAACGCAGATACGGGTAAAAGATGATAAAACAAAGACAGAGGAACTACCTGACAAACCACTGTATATTGATGTACTTACCGGATTGCCATTAGCGGTTAATGTTGAAACGGGGCAACAACAAGACACAAATGGGCGGGAACATGCCGTATTGTATTTGACTAAACCTATAAATGCGTGGGCTACACTAAAGACGTTTATAGAAGGATTAGAATGGGATGCACCACAGGCGTAAAGTATGATACTTAAACGTAAACAGTATGAGAGTATCTTAAAGGATATTAAGTCCGCTAGTGCCCAATGTAGCAATACTAGTACAGCCTCGCGGCGTATTGATACTGATACTAACTATGTCTACACGGCTAAAGTAACACTTTCTACTAATACTGCTACTGGTTCTACTGCTACCGTCTGGGTATACCAAGCTAAGATACTATGGACACCATTCGGTAAAACTGATTTAGACGCATGGGAACTTAGTATAGCAGCTAAGGCGGGTGATACCGATTTACTTCTATCCAAGTATGATTTAGCAGCACATGGTACCGATGTTATTTACTTGCCTTGTGTGCGACGTGGGTTCTACTTTGAGAACCTATTAAGTGGTGCGGGTGGTGGAACAGTTACAGTAGATGATGCCTCAATCAACTATAATACCGCTGACGAATTGCAGATTTATGGGTTTGAAACGGGCCTCCCCGCTGCGGCCAAATCAATAGCTGAGATACTCATGGGCTTATAAAATGGCATATTCCCTAATAACTAGAAATAGTGCTGCGTCACCTGTACTCAAGTATACTGCGCTTGGCGCATTAGCTGCGGGTCAGGTTCACGCACACGCAATGCCAACCCCAAGAGTTGTTCACGCACATGAGGACGCTAGCACTCCTGAAGGAATTATCCACCTATACAATCATGCGCATACGATAAATTTCTATAAGTACCACAGACATTTTATCGAGTCTATAGAACCACTTTTGCACGCACACGATGGGGTTATAGAGCATAAACATACGATTGCTTACCAAGACGAGACCTATAAGTATTCTGTGACAAGGCAGACGGGAACAGACGCACCGGTAGTTACGCCGGACGTAGGCACAGCAGCAGTTATTCGTGTGCCTGATGGGGCTAGCCAGACAGATACTGAAAACGCTGACGTAGTGGTTGAATTAGCAGATACGGAAACCCTTGGTGACGATGACCATCTGGTTGTTGGCCCAAGTGCTAATTCAGGTTATTATGAGCCGGGAAGCAACTACGCAGAGGTAGAAACTGCCACCGACAGCGTTGCAGATATATCTGTAGGGTTAGCCCTTGATGAGACACCGCAATCTAAAGTAGTTACCACCTCCGCTACAACAGACGCTGCTATGCACAAAGGTGTAGTTGGGGCAAATCCTGCGGTAGAGACTAATGCAAATGGTGATAACAACAAAGTTATTATGCTAGATGCAACAGACTCCATCGCGGGAGATATTCTCGGCATAGGCAGTGGGGGAGCCTCTGTGTATTCAAACACGTACCATAAACAAACACCTCCTGATGGTTATTATAGAACAGAACCTGATACAAGTAAATGGTTAGCTGCCCCATCCGTTTCAGGTTTCGCTGGATGGAGTCTTACCTCTTGGGACCCTAGCCTTACGTGGGATTACCCCATGATTCGCTTTTACAAACTAGGTGATTCGCCTGATGGGGTTTGGACACCTAGAACCTGCAATGAAGTACTATCCGTCAATCCGGATATGACTGACGTTCCTTCTACCCTTGCCTTTGTTGGGACATACAACTTAGGAGCGGAAGGGTATGGCTTGGAACAATGGGGGGATACATCGGACAACTCCGTAGGCTACGATACTGATGCTTGGTACATTTACAACTACTATACTGGTGCTGCATACAAAAAACTAGCGGATAACGCATTCGACCCTACAGGGGATTATGATGGGATAAACGGCAATACTGGAACCTATAGAATTTCTAGTACCACCACTCCGGGTAGTTTTAGGGCTGCTTGGAACACGTTGCCGGAGTTGCAATATTCCCCTATCAAAAAGGCGTATCATGGGCAGCACCAACATGACATTACAGATACACCTGAGTACACGTCTGTCGAACATGCCCACGCAGACCAAATGTATGACTATCAGCATAGGCATCAATGCGAGTTCCCTAAACACAAACATACCCCACCGGAGGGGGCTGATTTTGAGTCGCATAAGCATACCATAACAATAACAGACCACGCTCACGCCCCCGTTGTTTACGGCATCTGGCGCACAGTATCTATACTCTCTAATGTCACGTTCAAAAGAATTGACGATGTATCCCCGTGGGTATTGTTTGCGGTAGACACCATTCAGGTCAGTTATCCTAGTCCTACTGTTGGAGCTGAAGTAGCAGATGTAGAATGGCCTGTATCTAAGGCTACTAGTTTATCCGTTGAGATGGAGTCAACTGTTGACTTGGCTACAGATATTGACCCTACGATTGGGGAAGAGGATGCCGAGGAACAAGAAGGAACCAGATATACAGACCAAGTAACTATAGAGGATATTCCTCTTGCGTTTGGCGACTACATAGCTGGCGTCCCCGAACTTGAATGGGTTACTGGGACAAAAACTGCATTGGCTTATCATATTGGGGTAGGAGAGGCGGCTGGAACACCGGAAGAGCAATCGCTGGTTAGTCCTCTAGATGCTACAATTAGTGTGCTTGTACGCAATAACGGGGTTCTAGAACGCATGAAGGTGGGGCGTTTACCTACCGGAATAGCACACACACACAGTTACACCGACAAAGCCTTTAAGTTATTGGCGCACCCACACGATGTAGTATTTCCTTGGCGTGGGGAACTTGCACATACCCATACGATGTATCTAGCAGACCCACACAGTCACCCGCAAAAAAACATACCTACTGAGTCGCATAAGCATAATGTTGTAGCCTGTGACGAGACCCCACACACTCATGAGGTAAACTCAACTGAGGAAGCTAGCGCATTTGTAACAGGGATTGACAATGTAGTTGACGATACATTTGACGAGGACATTGACAGTTCGGGAACCGTCTGCTACCCATTGTCAACCGGCTCAACTAATGGGGCAGAGACTGGGGTAGCGACAGTAACTACAACTGATAACGCATTGTCTATGTTGCATGTAGTCTCTACCGTAGACCCAACTCTAGACGGGGATTACCAAAAAACATTTAAGTCTATTACCGGAAATGCCTTCTATTTGGTCTCATGGGTTAAGATTGACGACCCAACAAAGAGTTTTGGTGATAATGGAAGTGGTTGGTATGTCCTGAATGGCGTTGCCTACCGCTCTTACGCGTCTGGCCCAGTTGGTGATTATGGAGCCGCAGAATATCCTTATCCGCTTTATGCTACCGTTACAAACTCAACGCTACTGGGGGTAAAAGATGTTGGTATAAGCAGAGATATAACTACGTCTGCTGAGAAGAAGTTTGTCCCTCATAAATACTACGGGCAATCTACTCTACAGGCTTATATCTGGGACTGGGCGGCTGAGACGTTTGATCCTGTTATTTCTTCTTTCGAAACGGCTGGTCAAGAAGGAAGCCTAACAGCAGTAGATGACGATGGGGAGGTAGACTTTACAATGACTGGGACTACGGATGAAAAGCTACATTCTGGCATCTAGCCCTTGACTATTTACAACGTATAGTATACTATTGATACCACAGGAGCAAATTATGTCCCGCACAATTCTCTCATATTACGACATTGACAGGAATAGGTGGTGTGAATCTGACGGTTCCCCCATCCTAGAACGGCATTTCCCATACTTCAATCTATACGAGACACCTGTACTAGTTATCAACCTAATCAACAGTGACGCTGACCCCGTAACCATCCTACCATCCTCTACTTTCCAGTTTGTTGTAACTGATATGGATTATGACCCCATTGCAGTACCTATGACTAATGGGGTCAATAATGAAGCAGACTATGAAGATGTAGACCCTGATAACGGCATATTTAGCTTTAGGTTAAACTTTGCAACAGAAGAAGCAGAAGATTTACTAGATGGATACCGCAGATTACCTGTAGTAAGTAACCTGAATATCATAGCTCCTACTACCAGTTATAACATTAACCTCATAGGTGACTCCATCCTTAACAAGGTTTATAAGGATACCGCCACCGTTATTCCTATTGGTGTTCCTTCTCAATACCGGATTAATACCACGGATGGGGGTACAGATATTTGGGACTATGGGCAGTCAGTTTGGTTAAGGCCGGTGCTTAGCAACGGAATCCTCAGTTACTACCCTGCGCCGTAAAGGACTATTATGAAGTATTTACTAATATTATGTTCGCTATTGTGTGTAGGCGTATTACAAGCTGTTCCACCATACCCGACCAACGCGGTGAAGGCTGAAACGGTTACTGTGCTGTATAATTCAACAAATCGCGTGGCAAGTTTAGGCCCGTCTAATGCAGTTACCCTTATAAACAGCATGATTAACACAAACGCAACAGTTACTTCTATCAGTAATGCTGTTGTTGTAATTCAATCTAACACTAACAACTGGAATACCGCTTATGGGTGGGGCAATCATTATGGGCTATACAGAGCATTTAACTGGGTTCCGGGATGGAATGACGTTACCAATAAACCTTCAACTTTTACACCTGCACCCCATGATTATACAGCAGTTACTAACCCGCCTTGGTTGACAGTACAGACTAATCAACCGTATGCGGGGCAGGCGGGTACAGCACAGGTAGCAGTAGTTGCGTTATCTGTTGGCCCCGCAGTAAGTAACTCCTTTTTACGTGTATATGATTCAGGCGGTGGCGCGTGGAAGGTACTTTTACCCGGGGAGGTAGCACCATGAAGAGATTAGTAATGATTCTTGTTTTGGCCTTGTGCGCGGTTTCGCGTGCGGGAGACTTGCGCATAGGTGGTGTGATCAACGCTGATACGGCCGTGACCGTGACAGGCACGCAGAGCAACACGATTGCCGGGGCTGTGCAGACCAACGACACGCGCTATCTTGCTACGCTGACCAATGGCAGCCCGCACAGTTCAGTTTCCGGCATCGAAGGCGCCGGGACGCTGCACGTTACGGCCAGCGATACGAACC